GTGCGGTACCGTACCTCCCTTGCTCTAAGGGTTATACGGCCCGACTTAACGCTGCCATGAAGAAAGGCGAGAAGTAGACCTTCAGGGTTTACTAGACGCCGCTTCACCCGTCTAGGTACTCGAATTTCACCGTCCAAGATAGTCAGAGCTTTCGGGTTGGAGACACGAGACTCATACATTATGAGCCCGTTTCCTTTCCGATTTAAGTTAACTAGCAAGGAAGGCACTCGAATACCAGCATCATGGTTTTCCGATGGTGGAACAGGGTTCCACTTCACGGAGTCCACTAGCCGCCTGACAGTGTTCAGCAGGAGAATTCCTGTTTTAGCACTCCAGACGTTCAGAGCATTGATGGCTGCATAGCGAGATTCTGCGTTGTCTAGGCGTTTTAAGTAGACGCCTCTAACATCGTGACCCATAAAGAAGTCACGACCGCATGACTCGCGAAAGGGCCCTTCAATGAAGGACTTGTCTCTGTTAACAACAAAACCCAAGAGAGATAAAAGGTGTACGACACGACCTGCGACCTTACGGTGGCAGATTATATCATCACCAAATACCCCCCAATACCCTTCGAGGACAGAATCCTCTATGGCCGGATCAAGTTGTGTGCGATATGGTCGAACAGGCTTACGCCGGAACGACTTTATGCACGAGACAACGATTGCGGAAAACACAAGGGTTTCGAGGGGGAACGTGAAACCATTCCCCATAGTACTAACCATGTGCAAACCGAGCGGTTCGTTAAAAAGAGTCCCAGTAGGGGACCTAAGCCTTTGTAACAGCTCAAATATTGAGCTGGGTAGGGCCCATTTCAACATGGGTAAACCCAACGAGTCAGAAGCATCGCTTAGATCTAGCGTAGCTAGAGCATCAGTCACGCTTCCGAAACGAGCCGCCTCTTGGTTGATCTGCGGTTGGGAAGTAATATCGAGACCAAAGAAGGTCACGAGTCTTTCCTCCAACAGTCGGCCGAGCCCGAGCTGAAAAAACATATTCAGCGAGGGCTCAATGGCAATCAACCTCGACGTTGTATCGTCTTTCGGGACGAAACTAAACCTACTACCTTGAACGAACTCGACCTCACCGTATATCGCGTTCCGAGAAAACTCGGCTGCGCTCCACGTGGATTGGTCGTCGTTGGCTAAAGCGGAATGATACACCGCTTCCAATAGCCTCGAGGTACACGTTAGTGGGGAGTCGAAGTGCTTCGTATAGAAGTCTTCACCCCTTGCACCGATGCTAGCTCCTGGCCCACTCCTACCCTTAAAAAATAAGGAATAATAGGAGTGAATAAGGGGCAAACCGCCCGGATAAAAGAACTTATAAAGGGTGTATTTGAACTCACCCAACAGTTCTTCATCCAGACTCGTGTTAGGACTATAGCTCCAGGACTCACACCTCCGATTGGAGGCATGAAACTTTTCGGCTGCTTTGGCATCGCCCTCGCTAGTCGTCCTATCAGAAGCAGAATACTTCTTTAGTAACGATTTTGCAAGAGCAACCGCCGCCACCTGCCTAGGTGTTAGGTCCACGGACCACTGATCCCCGGGTTTAAAACCAGGGGGTAGTTCGTCCTTGAGATCAAAAAGCAAGGCCTTAAAGAGCTCATCTGACATTGCCATGATGTAGATCCTTCAGTTTAAAGCAACTCACGAGAAGTCAGTCAGCGGGATCCCTCTGCAACCCTTTCGGGATACAGGGGGAATAGAGTGCTACATACCAATGCAGCGCCCTCACGGTCAACTTTTATGACCGCGCCTATAGCGACCGCCGCAGCTATCACTAGCCACGACGTATTACGCTTTCTCTTCGGAACCATCGTTAGATGACCCCGGAGATTATAGCGTCGCCAAGCTCATTGCTCTGCTCCCAAAGGGAGCCAATAAGCGCTGAAAGACAGGCCCGAACACTTTCCGGGTCCGCAATATCCGCACCTGCGGGTACTGCGATTTCCAGCTTAGCAAGCATAACCTGCTTCGGCTGGCCGGAGAGGACATCAACACCCTTACGGGCGCTGACGGTCCAAGTGTTTTTGGGCACACTCGGGAGTTGTCCGTTTGCTTGTAATGCCGGCAGGGTACGAAGTACCTTGGGCCGGGTTGCAAGAATGGTAAACGGATTTGAAGGACTCGACACCTCGACACCCGTTTGGGTGCCACCCAGAGCAGTAACTGCCCTGGCCACACCGTTCACGTCTGGCGCAACATCCGTTGCGAGCGTGTAGGTGGGGGATGTCAGGCCGGTTTCTGGAGCACCGGTAACCGGAGAAGCGGGATTCCACGTCATGTGGGATACTCCTATCCTGAATGGAATTGCGAAACATCGTCAGCGATGAGCCAAGATCAAAAAGCGCAACTCTGCGCCGCTTGATTTGGCCCAAGGTCCTCACAGCGCCTCCAGTAGTGCAAGCGCAATAAGGTCGGATATCAACTGAATAACCTCATCATGGACAAAAATGCGGCCTGGACGGCCGTCTTTATACCCTGAGTGGTCACAGTCAAGATATCCGGTTACCAAAGTGCGCATGGCTTGCCGGAAGCTAGAGGTATCAGAACTGAAAAGGTCCATCTGCCGTTCATCGGATATAAGGCTCCCATAAGGGTGCCGAACGTACGAACAAAGGGCATCAACAGGGTCATAACTCCCGTTGAAATCGACAAACCCTTGCAGGTCGATCTTAGAAAGAGTCGCAAACTCAGAGAGCAGGCTATGTGCCTTGATCATGAGATTCTCCAATTGGGATTAATTAGTCGCCAAATTTAAAGGAACGGTCATCGGTCCGACCTGCGATAAGGGCAGCTATATTGAGCCACTTCTTACTCCGGAAGCCCGGAATGTCCCATTCGAACGTCGGGGTTAAAGTCCCCGAATACGTCGAACGGTTCACCGTTGTCTTCTCTATGACCACCGACGCTGGACTATGGCTGAAATTCCAAGGAGGTTCCAAAGGGGACTTCCCGGAGTTGACGAGCTTCGCATTAGAATACGAAACTCGCTTCACGACATAGGATTTCCTCACGGTGCGGTTGCACCATGACAGATCACCTGTGCCATGACTCCAGCCAGAGATTATATCATCAATATTGGTGAAATAATCAACCAAGAACGAGTACGGCGTGATTTCCCAAGCTGTAGGCAAGAAACTACCGGGGTTAAACCCCAGAAGCTCCGGAGCCATAAGCAGGTTATCACGCGGTTGAACTCGAACGGCTCCGCGATAAATGACATAAACGTCACTACTCGCGATTTCATTGTACCGCCAAATAGCTATACTGTGCCCTTCGGCACCTGTAAGGTTTGACGTGACTACCTGACTCTTGCCAACGGCCGTTATACGGTCGCCAACAAGAGCCTCACCGGTACTTAGTTCGGCGAGTGCTTTGCACCCGTCGTCTATGTCCTTGAGTAGGGGTCGCCAATGAAATGATGACTCGAGCCAGAGACCTGACAGAGTTTTATGGAAATCGGAGAGGTGTAAAAGCCCCTCCCGCCGTTCGTTCTCAAGCGACCACACGCGTCTATATTTGTACGCGCGAAACCGCCAAAGATCGACTAGCTTCCTTAAACTTTGAGCAGGATTCTTGATGCCATGAAGAGTCTCCGCGAGCTCACCCAAGAAAACACCGCCTTGGAAGGTAGTGTTAGCTGATGTGAGCTTCTGGTTAAACTTCATTAGTGCAGCGTTGTTAGCTATCGTGTCGCTTAGAAGAGAGGGATTACCAGATGGTATAGACAAGTTACCAGTACCAAGGTGACCTGTCGCCTGTACAAACGATATCGTATTACCTGCCTGAAACTTCATATAATTGGAGTCACGGTAGGTATAATGATGACCACCTTTATAGGTGACCGTCGTACGATTACCATCGAGGGTCGTCGTGGCATTTAAGCCTCGTCGAATCCTGTCACGCCAACCGGGGATATTGTCCCCGTAGCCTACCTGATCCGTCCACTTTAGGGTGTCCGGAGAGGAGGATGTAGAAACTGAACCATCTTTTCTAAAGATGGAACGGTCGTCTAACATGGTGATTGCCCGAGGGTGCGTTTTTATAGTAGACATCTGAACCTCTTTCTAGGAAACACAACTTGGATCCCCGTTAGGGGTCCTGGAGCGGATGCACATCGCCTGGTCAGCGATGGAGCATCT